CCCAACCTGAGAAGAAGAACCCCCTCAACCTCACTGATGAGCAACTCACCGCCCTCGTAGTGGCGGTGTGCGCTGCCGCTGCCGTGAGCAAGCCTATCCAGGACCGTCTTGCGACCTCTATCCCCAAGTTCCTTAACGAACAAGGGGGTAGGAGTGTTGTTGGTCTTGCTGCCACTGGTGTCGTGGCTGCTGTTATCTTCTATATTACCAAGGATTACATCGTCAAGCCTTGATTTTCCCAACCCATATTACTGTAGATAGAAGTATCTATACCCGCAAAATAGGTTATAAGGGCACCAGCTGTGAATGTCCCCACTAGCAAGGCACTCATTTTAAGTTTCTTGCTATTGTCAACAGTTGAATCCTCAATCGCCTCTTTCGTATCACCAAACACCTTGTTTAGGATAAATGTGAGTATAAAAGCAATCACCGTGGACGCCATGAAAAATACGCGGTCCACAGCGAGTCGTGGAATGCTACCGACAGCTAGACGAAGCATATTGGGAATGACGATGGTCATCCAAGTGATATTCACGAGATAGTTTTTAGATAGGTTTGGCACTATAGACATTGCATATAAACCCACCCAGTACGCAATAGCCATGAGTAGAACACTCACAGGTGTCTTCATTTAATTTACAATGAGATTATTTATCCTGAACATGCTCACCACAGAACTCCGTCTTATTGGGAATTTTTTCATATATACCAAGTCCCACACAAATGTCCCGAAGTTCTATGTAGTTGTTCCAAAACGCATCTGAGTGGCTATATTCCTTCACGGTGCAGTGTGCCAGTTCGTGAATCAGGACGTGGAAGATCTCATTCGCTTCACCATCCAAGCACACAGCTATCTCTCCACCCTTGTTCGTGTTGTAACCCACCCCATCTTTCATACGTAAGATACCGGTGATTGGGACACACCGTGTCAACATGTGAAACTTTTCATTGTTCGTTTCACCTAGGTGTTCCCTGAGGATGCGATACTTCTCCTTGATTTCTATCAATCGCTGGGGTTCTTGGGTCTTGTGAAGTATTAAGAGGTTTATGACGAAAAGTATGAGAAAGGCTATCATCTATTATAGACAAAGATAAATTTACTATAGAGTTCTGAAATTGAATTTCCTCTGAGACCCTCCCAAAGTTGCAGGCTAAATCCCAAGTCTTCTAATTGTGTCACGAGATGATCTTTGTATGCTACTGGTTCAGCCTTCGGTCCATCTGCATAGTAGGGTGTATCTGTGAGGTGTACAAACAACTTCTCACCAAACCCACCATTTCCGGGCTCCTTTAGTTTGAAAAAATTACCCATATCATCGACTAGGGGTGTCTTGAATATGATTTTCTCCGAGTCTGGAATGATACCGATAAGATACCCACCAGGTTTCATACGCTTCTTGATTTCTTTGATGGAACTCATAAAGAGGGACTTTGAAGCAAATATATAATGTAGTGAAAAGTTGAAACACACTATATCAAACTTTCTATTTGGACAGTCATGAATATCACCTGCATAAAAGTTAACACGCATGTGCATATTTTTTGCGCGCACACGAGCCTCTTCTAGGGCTGATGGCTCTGGGTCACACATGTTTATATTGACCCCACACTTATGCCATTTTTGAAGATCTCCACCAAAACCACAACCCACATCGAGAATATGCTGTCCCTTTTGGGATACAGACTGGATAAGATTTCTCTTTGCTTCGTTGTGATTCTTCCGAATCTCTTCCATCTGTACAGAAGAGCTTAAAACTTTAATTTCAAATTAAGATATGAAGCCGTTCATTAAATGGGTTGGTGGTAAAACTCAAATTATTGAGGATGTCTTAGGTTCATTTCCAACAAAAATCAAGGATTATCATGAAGTTTTCGTGGGTGGTGGGAGCGTTCTTCTCTCTGTGTTGTCGAGGGGTTTGGTAAGTGGTAAAATATGTGCATACGACCTTAACGGTTCACTCATCGCACTCTACAAAAATATACAATCTCAACCACAAAATGTTCATGGTCATCTTAAAACCTTGTATGAGGAATATGAAAATTGTAAAGGTGTGGAGGTTAACCGTAAACCTGAAACCCTAGAAGAAGCCATGAAATCAAAAGAGAATTATTACTACTGGATTCGAAAGAAATTCAATACCGAAAAGGAAGAAACACCTAAACGGTCAGCAACTTTTATATTTTTAAACAAAATGTGTTTCCGTGGTGTATACCGAGAGGGACCCAATGGGTTCAATGTACCCTATGGACACTATAAGAAGACACCTGCAATGATTACAGTAGGTGAACTGACCCAAGTGAGCAAACTCATAAAGGATGTACACTTCAAACAATGCGATTTTAGGGAAGCGTTCAAGAATATGAGAGAAGGTGACTTTGTGTATCTCGACCCACCATACGCACCTGAGACAAAAACATCCTTCGTGGGGTACACGAAAGATGGATTTGGGGAAAAAGACCATGATGAGTTATTTGATTTAACTAAGAAATCGGGTGTGGAGTTTGTCATGAGTAATGCGAATGTGAATAAGGTGACAAATGCATTTTCTGATTACACTATAAAAGAACTAAAGGCTCGACGGGCTATAAACAGTAAAAACCCAGAATCTATGACGACTGAAGTACTCGTTGCTTCATCCATTCAAAAATAACTTCTTCATCGACACCATAAAAGGCGGGATACATTGTCCATTTATTATTATTTTTTTGAATATGAATTTTCCACGCCGTCGAATCAATTTGCTTTGCGAAAAATACTGGTATCCCAAATTTTTCGTTAAACTCGATAGGAATTTCATACTTCTTTTGTTTGAACCACCAATGATTCACGATGAACATCATATAAATGTTATCGACACTCGGGTAAAGTTTTTTATATTCCTCGAGAAGACATGGTCCACCACGGATTTTTTCATCAACTGAACCAGATACAATTTGATGTTTACACTCGATGATGAAGAGGGTCTTATTATCTTCACTCACGAGTGCCCCATCTGGTTTCTTTTTGTGTTGCCAATAAGGATCTTTGAGTTCCTTCATATGTTCAACAAATTGGTCTTGATGAATATAGGTAAACGACTTACCACCGATGATATGCGTGCCATTAGGTCTGAAACATTCTTCAAATGGTTTTCCACTTGCATTCGTGTTTGCACCACCTGAGCCACCAGTTCTCATTATGTAATTATTAGATTGATTTCTTTAGGTGACACTTCCACAAACAATAGCTTAAAGTTATAGGTACTAAAATAGATATAATGTCTCTTGAAACCGACTATACCACCGTTCCCGGACAAGTCTTTGCATGCCTCTCCATCATTGGTCCCGAGGCGCCTCAAAAGAATGATAAATTTGGTATTAAGATCCGTGGTGCGTTCAGTACTCGTGACGAGGCTGCCAACCATGCCAAACGTCTTCAGAAGGAGGATCCCACGTTTGACATCTATGTCGTTGATATGTACAAGTGGCTCTTGATTCCCCCCGATCCCAACAAGATTGAGGATGTGCATTACACCAACGAGAAACTCGAGGAGATCATGTCTGGATATAAGGAGAACCAGTCTCAAGCCGCTCGTATGTTCCAAGAACGTAAATCGGCATTGACCAACCAGTACACTCCAGGTGATGAGAACTCCAAGTTTTACACCAAAGCTGACGAGCCACCCATTTCCCACCCCGCTGAGATTCTCGAGCGTCTCAAGAAGGACAAGCCTGACACCCCTATGGAAGAACTTGTCAAGGAGGCGGATTCAATCGTCGCCGCTGAAATTGAGGAGCGCCAGAAGCAACGTGAAGCTGCTGCCAAACTTGATGAGGTCAAGGAGGAAGAGGAATCCGCGTAAATAATATTACTATACAATAAACAAAATGATCAGAATTATTGTCACAATAATTCTGGTTAGTGCTTTTTTTATTTTGTTTTTTAATCCATCATTTGAATTACAAAACAAAATAGAACCTAAAGAGGAAGCCAGTACTACCGCTGGATTTATAGAAGATACAGATGATGCGTTTATTATGCCTATGTATCCATCTCCACTTATTAAAATGGATTCTAATGGGAATATTAAGCCTATATATGGAGATATTGGGACGTTTGTAGCCTACTCAGGTGTACCTGAGAATCACTGGCTGCATGGTTTTCCCCATAAAAAAGCCTAGAAGGAATACTGCGAACGCGATGATCCATGTTGATTTATCGACTTTTTCGAATAAATCGAATTTATCACTCTGAGGTGGGTGTGAATACATTGGAGGCTGTACAGGATAGTCCATATAATATGGCTGTTCCTCCTGTACAGACTCTTCATTCTTATCATTACTTAAAGGATCCATAGTGGGATTATACTCAATGGGGTTGCCTATATCAGTTTCCATTTTCTAATTATAGCGCTCTTTTTTTTAAGCATCTTCTGACTCACTTTCACTCGCATCATCCACGATAAAATCCTTGAGATTTCCATTTTCATCCGCATCTTCATCCCCCTCTTCAGAAGAATAATCCTCTTCATCCTCTGTATCCAATTCAGAATCGAAGTCTGTGTCATGTTCTTCAGCACTGTAATCATCTACGATATCCTTTTCTGTGGGTACAAAGAGCTCAGGTTTCTTTATCTTACGTCCTGAACGAGTAATCATTTTAACTTTTATAAGTCACTACTGTTTAAGTATCTTTATAATGTCTGGTGTTAAACAATGTGTTCTTGAAGTGTTTTTCTTACAACGAGGACATTTTTGCTTTATTTCCTTACCCTTGATCAAATAGGACATCACAACATCTTCATGCATTCCCTTAATCGTCTCACAGTAATTGGAGTTTGTGAGTGCTATGAATTGTGTTTTATCCTTGTTGACATTCACCACCTGTAGGTCCTCAGGTCCATGCATATTCTTCCTGATGAATACTTCAAGTGGGGTTTTTACGTCACCACACTTCACTTGGGGTTTTTCGACTCGCTTCTTAATCTGTGGACACTTCTTGATGTCTTCCTTCTTTGGATACAACCCCTCTACAATACCTGGGGTGAGTTGGTGTCTTCGCCCACAAAAGTCTTTACAGAAACCATCACGCCTCCCCCTGAGTGTTTCACATAGACAGAAACATTTTTGGAGGATCGTTTGACCACTGATAATGAACCATACATGATTCGATCCATGTTCTCGTTTGAGATTTTCACAATATTTTGAGGTTGTTGAGACAAGGTACGTATCTTTCTTTTTGAAAAACTTGGGAATATAAGCGTGTGCTTGTCCCTCGATGTGTGTGCGAATGAAATCTTCAATTTTACCCTTCAAAGTGTCATCGTGAACCTCATCTTTCATCTGTGCAGGTGTGAAAGTCCCCTCTTTGACAACTATAGACGGTGGCTCCACATGTGTCATTTGGGGTTCATCTGTACGTACTGCGGCCATTTTTAGGATCTCGAGGGTGGGGTCCTGTCCAATCTTTAAAATCACACTGAGAGGTCCATGGTGATACATGAAAATAGGGAGATAGGCGAGTTGATCAACTTTTCCATTCTCACACGCAGAACACCCTTGACCGTTACATGCCACATGCTTCGCCTTTTTATACGACCATGGCATACGGAAGCCACTCCCTTTTGTCTTTCTGGAGACATTTCCATACACAGCCACATCTATTATATCGTTCCAGTCGGTTCCTCTCCCCTTAGCCTTGGAGAGTGCCACTAGAATATGCTCTCGTAAGGCGACTGCGGACGATTGATCCACGACAAACCCCGGCCAATTCAAGTGTACCCCAGTCTTTATGAGTTCTCCACACTTCTTAGGTGGAGACACAGAGATGAGACAATCTTTACCACCATGGCGTTTCACTTTGTCACAAATAACCTTACAAACATCTTTGATTTCAGTAATGTCTAGGGCTTCTTTGTCTTTGTAATCGATATCCACGAAAAAGTTATACTTCTCACTCTTCTGTTCTACGACATATAGTCTCTCACCCGACTTGACAGCTTCTATGTATCTCTCATAAAAGTCATTCAATTTATCAAATGGCACGGAAAGGACACCACCGTCCATGAGCACATGTGATAGATTGGTTGCATTATTAAATTTCTGAGTTGCACACCAACTCTTAAACATACTTACATAAGTTACATATCTATTCTCTAAACCATCTCATACAAGAGACATCTGAAAATTCTTTCCCTTGGGAAAGTTCCTTCTTTATGGTTAAAAGTTCGTATACTGTTCTAGATTCATTCTCCTTGACCCACTGGGTAACCTCCTCCTCACAGAGACCCCTATTCTTCTCAAGAAGTTGTCCGATCTGCATCATGATGTACGCCTTGGACTTCATTATTTTATAGAGAATGTTTTTCTATTCAAAGAACTTATACACGCGTAAAATTCTGGATTCTTAATGACATTATCGATGATGAGATTCCAACGCTTCCGTGAATTGAATTCATCGAGTGTATCGTAACTCATATAATCGTTTTCATCATACGTTTTCCTGATGGGTTGTTTCATAATTTTTTTCAAATTTGTTTTATGTTTTTCCTCGTAAAACTTTTTAAGTTGTGACTGCTGCTCAGTTCTAGAGTAATTCACGAAGAATATAAAGACGTTATATTCAAGGTCCACCGTGGGACTCTCCTTTACTGTAAATTTAAACTCTGTATATTGACCACTCTTTAGTGAAACCACACCACGGGTCTCTTCCTCGAGTTCCCTGAGGGCACATCGAAGGGGATTGAAAATCTCTCGTCGCCTGCACCCACCAGTGACGAAAATCCAATCCTTGAATCTCCAGTCCCTCACCGTAAGAAACCTTGGTTTCCCATCGACGAAGCTAACCGGTACTGCAATCGCTTTGTACTTCTTCATTGCGCATTCGCAAGTTATAGTAAGACGATATGTTTATTCCTCCACTTTAGCCACAGGTTTCTCTTCTTTCTTGGGTTCTGGTTCTGGTTCTGGAGTAGGCTCTGGTGCATTGAGATGCTTGACGACCTGAGCTGAGAAAGTCTTGAAAGAGTTAACCTCTTCCTTGGTCTTATTGAGTTCCTTGAAGAGGAAGATAATGCCTAGGGCACACACAATAGTGGCGATCATCATGAGCGTGTCTCGATTAACGGGAATCATATACTTATGTCTCTCGTTTTCTTTTTAAGCAATTACACCCAACATAGTCTTCCCTGGGGTTGGGCATTCGTAGGGTGACTGCGCAAACTGGACGGCTTGGTAATGCGTAGATTCACACGATTTTTGGGTTGGTGGGGTGGGTTGCCCGACAAACTTTTCGAGTGTCCTGGAACTAGGATCGTACGTCAATACAAAAACGATGGCTAAGAGGAAGACAACCTTCCAAATCATTGTTTACTAATTAGTTAGAATATAAAAGGCCACCCATACCATTTTCGATACGGAGGACGTTATAGTTCACGGCGTAGATATCATCCGTGTTAACCAGAGTGTCGTTGACAATGCGAGCCGAGTCGAGACGCGAGAAGTTGAGCGACCCGGTGGGTTGAAGCTTACCCGTCTCAAGGCAGAAAGGGTACGTGAACAACTTGGCACCTGGGGTGGAGCTCCCGTGGGAGGTGTGGTAGTAGAGGGGAACCGACGTGTAGTTGGGGTTCGCGAACTTGTAGTCGGAAACATCGGTACCGTTAATCTGGAGCTTGATCTTGTTCGTGTCGAGGCACATATTCACGGCGGTCACGTTGGAGGCGGCGAGGTACTTGATGGGGTGGTTGAAGTTGAGTTCCTGGATCTTGGAACCCGAGGAGATCGCCTTCTGGACCTGTGTGATGAGCAGGTTTTGGGGGGAGCCCGCGAACATCTCACGTTCCTGGGTATCGAGGTACGCGTAGTTGGCATAGACTTCCCACTTGTAGGTATCCGCGGCGGCACCCCAAGTGATGCGGAGCTCCACATCGTGGTACTGGAGGGAGATGAGGGGGAGGGCGGTCTGCCAGTTCTCACAGAAGGCGAACCGGAGAGGGTAGAACCGCTCGTTGGTTGAGCCACCGTAGAGGTCACCAGAGACCGACTTGGCAGAAGTAGTCGCCGAAAGGGTAGGGGCGATGAGAGTCGAGTAGGTCGAGTCCTGGTCATCGATCACCTGACCACCGATGAGAAGCTCCACCTTGGAGATGGCAGTGGTCCAATCGGGGACGATATTGGATTGGGTACCATCAGACTTGATGGGCATGAGGTAGACATAGTTGAGCATATCCCCCTTGCGCTCGAAGCGGATGGTGGACATACCATTGTTCGAGACGTTGCCTTGGATGACCTGACGCTCGACAGTTTGGGAAAAATTCGTATGACGTTTGTACGTGCTCCTGAAAAAGCTTACTTCGGGCTGACCGACAAGGTGGACATCCTGGGCACCGACAGCAACAAGTTGGGCAATACCGCCAGACATTTTATAATATAGTGAGACTTTA